TAACTGCGTTGTAGATGGTTCTCTCGGCGTTCTCTTGAACAACAATGTCTACGATAGGGGTACCCGCCAAGACGTCCTTATAAACCATTTGTGGGAGTTTCTGATGTTTGTGCCCTGCGGACTTAATCTCTGTTAACCACTCACCTAGAGTTTTTGTTATTTGTTTATTTTTTGAGATTTGAACAGTAAAGTTTCGGCGATCAACGGATTCACCAGTAAATTTGGCAGTTTTATCTACCATAAAGTTAGCGCGACTAAATTCCAGACGATCTACAAATTTCACTCCATTACCCGCATGATCTACTGCTACATATCCCTCTGGATTCGTCGCAACCAGATCTCCAGAGCCATCATCTACAAAGTGCTTTGTATTATACACAGCATTGTTGTATTTCTCAATAAAAATGTTTTTGGCTTCAAACAATAGACGAGATACCTGAAAGAGATTAAGAATATCTTCTTTTTTGCTATCGAGCAGTTGAATATCTTGCAGAGCTTTTGTTTCGGCTTTGCCGCGGCCTTTCTCGCTTTTTAGCTTACTGATTTTCTTTTCAGAACGCTCGAAATACCAGTTCTTAAAGCCATCAAAAGAACGTTCTGGATCCTCCAAAAACTGTCCGCCTTTAATTTCGCTGTTAATATAGATATTCAGTAGCGCAGAAGGCAAATTATTATAGTCTATACTTTCATTAACCGCGTCAGCCTCTTTAACTAAAGAAAGAATTCTCTTCTCTTCACCAGCAGTAAGAGTTACTGTACCGGTGTCATCTGTAAAGAAAGCATCATCGAACCAAATTCCCGGCGGTCGGTTCAGCGCGCTTACATCTGCTCCAAAACTTGCTCCACTATCTAAGCTATCATAGGTGGTGTGAAACACAATACCAAATTTCGATTGCCCAATCTCTCTACCTAAATCTGAATCAACCGGTACCGCATAAACTATCGTGTTTGGCTTAAAGCGGTAGTGTGGTTCTCCATCTATTTGAACAACATCGAGCATTTCATCATCGAACATGAAATCACCCTGCAGAATATTTTTGATCCCAAGGGAGGGGAGATATTTTAATGCTTTCGTTAATTTATCAACAAGCCCGGGCGCATGCCCGTGGTTTCTGACAATATCCTCTTCGGTGTAGTTAATTTTAGGAACCTTATTAAAGATCGATTTAGTTCCTACAAAAAACTTACCATTCTCGGGGTTGATACCAACAAACATCGCCGGCGCACCATCCCATTTAACAGATGTTTGCACATGCGATTTAGAATTCCCCTTTAGGGTTTCAAGAAGTTCTAACAGAAAAGCCCGAGCCATCTTATAGCCTGCAGGACCTTGTGTAAGAACCAACTCTTCGAGATGAGTAAGGTGTGTATTAGCACTACCTTCTTTTAGAAGTATGGGCATTTATTTTCCCTCGTTTAAGCTTTCTTCTAAAATATTCAGCTTCTCTTCCAACAACTTCATTTCGTTTTGCATCTTACGAGCAGAACGACGAACTTCTTTAATATGTTGTTTAGCTAAAGTTAAGCGATGTTCCTCTGTTATGGAACGAGGCTTAATTGCTGTGATAATTTCCTGTAACCCGTGAAGATAAGTAAAGATATTCCTATCTACACCTTCTCCTAAAATAAAGTCACTCCAATTTTTATCTAGCGACATCGTTTATTTACTTCTTTTTGGGCTTAAAGGCTTTTTTTACTTTTGGTGCTTTTTTGACACTTGGCGCTTTTTTGACACTTGGTGCTTCTTTCTCCACCGTCTCAACAGCAACCTGTACAGGCGCCTTCTTTGGCTCGGCGACAGGTTGTTCTTCTTGTACTGCTTCCACAACTGGCTCAGCAGCTGCTCTTCTTTGTGCGGCTGCACTACGCTCTCGTAACCATCGTCTTTTCCATACTTTACCCATTTTTATTCTCCTTAAGTTTTAAAACAGCGCGCTTTACAATCTCTTGTAACCGAGCTTCAACACTCTCATTCCTCTCTCCCCGCTTGCCGCGGCGACCACCTTCATCTCGCCCATTACCTTTGCGGCTCTTGGTTTTTGAAGCCTCATCAATATGGTCGTCATCTTTTTCACCCTTGTGGGTCTTGGATTCGTCACCTTTGCGGTCACCGCCGTCGGTGTAATCCTTGGCTTCTGGGTCATCTTTATCCTTACCCTTATCGCCTGTAGAAGCACCGGAATCACCTTCTTCAAGTTCTTCTGATTCCTCTAACGCTACTCCAGCTGTGCGATGCGCTGCAGCCAAATCATTATTTTCGTTTAATTTATTAAGATCTATTTTAAGACCCCATGCTTCTGAAAGGAGGGTTTTAAGTTCTCCGTTCTTCCATTGTTTTGTGGACATTGTTTTACTGTCTCCTTTTTGTAAATGTTCAAAATAAATAGTACTCTTTATGCTATCTTCCCAATCTCGGAAGCACATGTTTCCTTTTTCATAGGCTTCTCTTTCCATATTTCGCAGATGATCATTGGTTTGAGCATATCCCGCACCCATCTCACCGGGGCTGTCAAACTCTCCACGACAATTTTGTGCATGATGTACCAACTCGTGAGAAATAGAACGCATGATATCTTTTGGATGGCGCCCTGTTATGAAAACTGTGATTGCTTTTGCCGCGGGATCATAAAAAGCTGTCTTTCCTAAAGGATCTTCTGCATTCTCCGCAGAACCTTTGAGGAATAATTTTGGAGGTTCATTAAAACCCATCTTCTCTTGTGCATAAGGAAGAAATCTTTTAATCATAGGGTTGATAATATCGATCATTTAGAAACAAACCAAGTCAAGATTATAGAGTATTGTAAACTACTAGTATAAATAGTTGCAACTCACCCCTTTTCCACAAACTTTGGGTTTATTTGATCAGACCTCTGCACTTTTGACACTAATTTTAAGCTAGGGGTAAAGAACTCCACCTCAACCTGATTACTATTAGAAAGGGGCATCACATTTGAAATCGACACCATTCGATTACCTTTTATCTCATTTTTGATGCTAGTAATCACCCCATAGTGAGGCTGCCATTCACGCACCTTATAACACCATTTTTTCCATTCTACAATATCGCCAACTTCTAAATTTTCGGCAGATAACTCTCCAAAAACCGGTTTCTCATCCATTATAGACGACAACCCATGAACAAACCTTTTGTTGAAGAAAGGAAATCATTTTTTCATAGGCTTCGTCTTTGCTTAAAAATGGACCATCGGAAGCTAACTCCTCACTCTCAAGATCATACTTGTACAGTATATAAAGTGTTTTTCCGCGCATTGTTGGTTCTTTGGGAATTAAAGTTTTTGTTTTTCTTTTATCAAGTCTCATATGTGTCATAAATAGCATACAATTTTCTATTAGAAATAAAAAAGATCATCTTTTTGAATTCACGTTGACTATACTAAGAGCTAAGAGGGTAACAACTGTAAACTCAAATCCGCATAAAGAGTACATACCCCAAGCGCCAGCACACGTAAACAAATATTTCCAAATCGCGCTATTCAGCGTAAACAACATTAATTAAAGCCTATTTCTTCTATCTCGTCTTTATCGATTACGAAAACAATACCATCAGAAGACATGGCAAGACACTGCTCGTCTTCTTCTGCCCCAAAATCTAAAATATAAATATCTTTACCGCGGAATAACTTCACGACTTGTTTTGTAGATGGTTGGTAACACCAGATCTCTCCGATCCCTCCCTTAATTATGTGAAAAGGTGTGAGCGCTCCGTCCCCATCTTTTATAGTGCCAGAAATTTGTTTTATTAATATTTTAAACTTCTTAGCGTCGATATCATCCCAAGGCATTTTAGAATAGTTTCGGCCATGCGATCGCTATAGCCATTATAAATTGAACGGTAGCGAATACAGCTACAGCCTTGGTTTTAAATATTTTAAGCTCTTCAATCTCTTTAATATACATACTAAGCTGTGTAGGCGAAACAACTTCGTCTACTTTATTCTTCCATGTACGTATATCCTCGATTCTCTCTTCTCTTACACGTAGCTCAGTTAATCTCTCTTTTATATCTTGAAGTTCCCCTCTTAAATCCTCAATAGTAAGAGAAAGGGTCTCTAGTTGTTTTAGAACTAGTTTTGAGTATTGATCCCATCCATTATCATCTTGCATAATAAAATAACCTCCGACTAAAGCGTGTCATGCTATGATAAATAGTGATTAGCAGGTCATTTGTTACAAGTGACTTCACCCCAAATGGTAACTCCTCTCAGTTTTCATTACTTTCTTGATTATCAACTGAAAAATGTCCAGTTTATTTCACTAAGTTTTTTGTAACAAACTTATTGCGCAATATCTTCGGCATACTTTACTCTTCTTGCTTTGATCTTAACTTCTGGGTATTGCGCGGATAAAGAGTTGATAGCCTCCACATTCTTCCCTGAGTCATCGAAAAACAATACATCTGTAGCACCTTGTTCTATTCGATCGGCTACCCACGCCGCCTTGGCGCTGGGATCTGAATCTGCTAAAAGCTCGAATGTAATTTTCGAAGTATCAAGACCAATGCTCTCAAGATAATCCCGAATCGCGGACTCTGCCCCGGGCGCCCTCGCCGTCAAGATAGCAATCTCGCGTCCCTCTGTGCCGGCATTGATTGCATTGCGAACAATGTTTGTTATTTGTTTAATTTCTCTTGGGTTAATCACTTCATCAAACTCTGAAAAGTCATAATCATAGTCTGGGTTAAAATCGTGCTTTGCGTATTCGGCTGGTGTCATTGTGATCCTGTCACGAGTGTCGGTTGTGATGTGAATGTTCGAATCGGATTTTGCTATTGTATCGTCAAAATCAAAGACACGGAGCTTTGACTCACTTAAGAACTGTCGCCAATTTTCAAGTAGGAGTTTCATTCATTTACCTCTTTATCACAAACAATCCGAGATCTACAATAACTAGATGGCCATCCTTCGGTCTCATCATAACATTTTTAAAATGTACATCTTTCGGTTCAAAATGTTGTCTCTTATCAAAGTATTTCATAGCTGCCATAATCCCCTCTGCCTCTGGGAACGCACTTAACATCCCGGCACTAGCACCAGAAGTGTTGGTATTATGAACACTGGTAGCTTGGTGAACAGGGACAATCTGTTTATAGATCGCTTGATGGATTGAATCCTCCAACATCTCTATTGTTGCACGTGCCATCACTTCTGTTGGGTATGGTGAGACCTGTACAGTCATATGATAAATCTCTGCGCCCAACAACCGATGGAGTCGCATGCGCTCGGACTGTGGATCTCCCATCTTGGCAAAATCAATAAAATCTAGCTTCTCTTTCTCTTCTGGAGTAAG